AATTTTTCGATATATTTATTTTTGGTGTACCAAGGATCATCGGGATATAAAGAAAGTAAATTAGGTTGCATTTTATATAACTGTCTTGGAAGCATACCTATATGAAAATGTAATATGTCCATCGATGTGCGGAGTAGTTCATCCGGTTGATAAAGATTACGTTGTAATTTATTCATGAATTTTTCGTGTTCATCCGGGTCCCGTTTTTCAGGTTTCATATGTGTATCAATAACCTTATAATATGACGGAAATCGATTTTGTGCAACGAATGAATTAAAAGCACGCTGTTTATTTGAACGATTGCCATGAGATGTAAAAAATTGGATTTGTTCCATTGGTTTCATCTCATTCCATTTAATATGTAATCCATGGTCTTTTAAAAATTCTCTCATCGCTTTACGGCCCTGACCAGGATATTTAAGATCAACTTGTGGCATGCCATACTGATCAGATTTAAGGGTTACCTGTATATCAGGAACTCCCATAACCCGAGCCAATCGCATTATGTCCTCTTTATATTCTTGTGCAAAAGTTCGATATAAATCCGGTGAAAAAGCACAAACAGCTGCATGACCGATTGTTCGTTGTAATGATGCAAAAAGGTACCTGTAATTTTCCCTTGCTGCTTGATAATATCTGAATGATGTTCTTCGTAGTAATATCTCTTTGGCGTCCTGATAAACGACGTACTTCGGAAAAACGGGCTTCTCAAATTCGATTTTCATTGCCTTTTGATAAGCAAATTTTGCCCGGCGCCATTTTTGTAATGTGAATGAATCTTCTTTAGTCGGAGATCTTACACATTTACCGAGGTATTCTATATCAGTTATTGAACTAACAAATTCTAAGTCAAGGTCAATACCATAATAACTGAAGGCTTCTTTAAGTTTCGGAACATCAACTTGATCTTTTCTCATTTTAACTGCCCAACCACTATCATCACCAGTATTGAATAATCGGTTTTCACGGAAAAATTCTCTCGGATGTTTCGAATATTCGTGGTAGCGACACCATCCCGCTATCATAGCACTTTTAAACCCCCAAGTATTATCCCACGAAGTCGCTGATTGACCGGTTCCCATACCACGATTTTTAAAATGAACATTTTGAAAGAGATGCCTGTTTTTATAAATATCAAGAATGTATTGTTCAGGGTCATCTACCAATTCTACGTTATAATAATGTTTGAGATTAGAACCGAGTTTTTGAAATGGAATTGGATTTTGTGCACGGAATTTAGGATCTTTGGTAACATATGTATGGAACGGAACTGGAATTTTAAGTTCTGCCCCCATGAAGGTTTTTTCTATTTTATGTATTTTTTTGTAATTTTCTAATTCCTCCCCATGCAAATGTCGGCAACCCTCCAAGACTTTATGAAACGCTTGGCGTTCTTCTGAAGTTTTAAACTGTTGAGGAGAATCGACGAATGAATTTACTGGGTTGAGGTTATACAATTTAGACATTTCATCTATCAACACGATTTTATTTGCCCATTGTGATCTATCTTTATAATTATTTATATTATCGAAGTCAATGAATTTGGTCGGATATTTCGTAATTAAAGATTGTCGCACCTGTGTATCAGGGCATCCAATCGTAAAGGTCTCGTAACCATCTTCAGTTATACCAAACACGTAACAGTTGTGCATAGAATCATATTTTGCTCTAAGTACTGATGCAATATTTTTACCGTTTTCATAATGTTCAAATCCTCTTTCTGCTAATCTTGCCAAACACTCATAAATGAAAGGATTTGTGCGTGAATCAAATTCGCACGCATCTGCAATAAAATATTGACCACCTTCTTTTCTCACTGTTTCAAGTTCCAAAAAAAGATGTTCCATATTTTGATTCAGTACCATTCCCATTCCCGCTCCCGTAGTTCTCCAAGTGATTCTTTTATTTCTTTCGATTTGCAAGGCTTGATCAATAAAATAAGATGCCAAGTCTTGTGCAACAACTGTTCGAAGATTTTTATTTAAGTTTACGACCTTATCGATATTTACGACTTGCGATTTAACGAATGCATGGTAAAATTGAACTGGGTATTCACCTGCGAGTAATTTATCAGTAGCATTCTTAATTAAGGCTTCATCCCAGTTACAATTAAACATTTCTTGACGAGATTTAAAAACACCCATGAAGGGTGAACCGGCTGAATATTTCTCTTTAACGTAATTTAACACGCTAGACGTAGGAGTAACCGCACAATTCTTAAGTGCGTCCGGGTATTCCTCAGCCATAGCGTGTGAAATTTGATCAGCCAGATCACGATCATCAGATGAAATCGGTTCGTACTGCGGTTGATAACGATCGATTGAACGACGAATACGTTCACAATTTAATAAACCAAAATAAACACCATCGGCCCCCATTTGTGTACCCTGTTCTAAATATTTTTCCAATCTTCTTTCCTGTATGGGGTCATATATATAATCTTCTTCATCAAAACCGAGGTATTTTGCTTCAATATGGGTCATTACGGGTTTTGAGAAACCAACATGACGATGTTGGATTCCTCCGATTTTTTCGATATGTTTTGCACCGACTCCGTGGCCGGCGCGTTGTAAATCATGGACGAATTTTTGATAATCTGAAAGGAAATCTTTTTTAGGGTCAACATGTGACAATGCAATTTCTTGTTCTAATCGGAATTTTAACGAAAGAATAGGTGATTTCGTTACACCTGACAAAGCCCAGACATTCTTGAGACGTTTGGCGCGACTGCCCCCAAAAAGAAAATCTACAAGGTAAGAGACAGCGTACCACATAACCCGCCAACAAGTAAACCAGGTTATTGCGATTAATTGTCCGATATAAAATAAACATAACCATAATTGTCTAAAAAAATGGACAAGTTTGCATTTTGTGGATTCTAACCAACGGAAGAAATTGTTAATGAATGGTATTTGCCGGGCAGGTACATCCAAAGCATTATGTAACATATCAATAAAAATGGCATACTTTGAACGTTTCTTTCCG